TACTTGAACTGTCCGTTTGCTTTGTTGACTACCCACCAACCACCTACATCCTTTCCAGCGCCCTCTGCGTAGCCCACAAGCTGTGCCACGTAGCCAAAGCTGTCACCCTGTGCAAGAGTATCGAAGGAAGCAAACTTGTTATCGTATGACCACGGGGATGCAGACTTAACGTCATCAATACGTCCATCCATCTCCATGTCGTACTCACCCTTGATCTCCTGACCATGAGGTAGCTTCAGTGTAACCTTATCATTATCCTTAAACTCTACACCAGCAGAGCGGAGTACACCCTTGAACACAGCCTCAACAATATCGCCAAGGATCATGTTCATCAGGAACGCAGGAGGGAGTGGTGTCTTATCTTCTGGATCGTTCTTCTCAAACCATAGCTGACACTTAGGCTTACCAATGTTAGACATACGTAAGCGAAACTTATCACGAGGCCCACTATCAAACTGCTTATACAGTGCAGCTTCAACATCGGAGGCGACTTGTTTAGCCACCTCCTCAGTCATAGTAGACTCACCAGCCATGGCCTTCTGTAAGAAGTTGAAGACCTTTAGTTCAGCTGGGTGATTCATTATTCCACCTCAATGAAGTCGTTGTTGATAATGTCAGACACAACAGCTGCATCCTCAGGGGATAGCCCTTTATCGTTACGCTCATTGTGAAGGTCAAGCACCTTACCATTCATATACTCTATAAGATCCATAAAGTCTTTTAGTGTGTCATTGTCACTGTCAGACAGATCAACGCTGCTACCTAGCTTGGCTTCAATCCTACCAAACTTAGCACCTGTAGGGATGCTATCCTCTACGCCAGACAGTTTGATGGTAGACATGATAGGCAGCAGGTTCTTACGGTTCAAGCCATTCAGTACAGCATCAATGCTCTTGAGTGAGTCACGGTTCTTAACATCCATAACCACGGGTACATCAGTGTAGTTACCTGTAACAGGCTCACCCTTGTCATTCATGGGGTTGTCTAGTGTGACAGTAGCAAAGAATACCCTAACACGCTTGACTGAACGCATGATCTGCTTAGTAGCTTCAGGCAGGGCTTGGAAGTCATCAATGTATCCAGCAGGACGCCCAAGGTTAAAGCCACCAACGCTGTCCTTCATGTCACCATTGAGTGAGTTAGACATGACAGACTTCTCCATCTCTTCTGTCTCACTGTTCCAGCGCTGCCACTGATTACGCTGAGCAAAGACACGTAAGGTAATACCATTGCTGTATACCTTATCTTCACCCTGCACCAGAGTGAATGTACCTATAGGCAAAACCTCTGTCTTGATTGTCTTACCGTTAAACTCCACCTCACCCATGATAGGCTGGTGGATCATACTGACACGTGCAATAGAGGGTGTGGACTGCTGAGTAGATGCAGCTGATACACCCATCATCTCTGCCATAGATTGCCCACGCTCTGCTGCGATTGCTAATTCGTTGCTCATTTCTATATCCTTTTAATAGAGTCAAAGAGTACCTAGTTATACCTCATACGTCCACTGTGTCAAGCCAGTTCGGGCCTATTTTAGCTTCTAATAGTAGAGGCACATTCATTCGTATTCCATACACTGATTCAACTAAATCCGTCAAGCCCTCATTCATATCATTTATCATTGATAGCACTTGATCTTTCTCATCAGGGTGTATGTCAATAACAGTTGAGTCATGTACGGTATTAACCAGACAGGATTGCATAGGTTCAAGACGTTTGTACATCTCATTGAGTACGACAGGTACGACATCCCCTGTTGCAAAGCCCTGCACTGGGTAGTTCTTGATCATCGTGAAGTGTGTGACACTGCCGTTTGATCTTCGTGATACATCAGGGAAAGCATACTGCCTGCCTGACACATTAGTAATCTTGTTGAAGCGCATTGCTTCCTCAGCCAGGTTCTTATGCCATGCTGCAATCCCCTTATACTTATCAATGAACTGAATGTAGTACGCTTCCTCAGCCTTAGATCTGCCATACCCTGTAGCGCCGAAGAGGGGCGCAAACGTATGGGCCTTGGCGTCTTGGCGTGACGTAGGCTGTCCTGCATCAGAGATAACCTTTGCAGTGTAAGCGTGAACATCTACACCTGTAGCAATCTCGTGCATGGCTGTCTCATCCTGTGCAAGAAACGCAGCAGTTCTAAACTCAAGCTGAGCAAAGTCTGCCTCACAGATGTAGCCGCCATCCCAGCGCGACACAAACACACGCTTAACAGGGAACGTACCTCCCCGTGGCATGTTCTGCATGTTGGGTTCCTTGCCACTGAAGCGTCCTGTGGCTGTCACACTCTGAGTAAGTGTGACATGTAGGAAGCCATCGTCCTTTGAGTAGATACCTATGCCATCCACAAACGTAGACAGGTAGCTGCTGATTGCACTGTAACGCAGGTAGTCTTCTAGAAAAGTTACAGCCTCATGCTTCTTGTGTGTCCGTGCTGTACTGATCAACAGTTGCAGTTTGTCCTTGCTTGTGCTGAACCCATTAGCACTGACCCAGTTCTTGTTAGGTGAAGAGAAGCGTAGCCCAGCGACTTGCTGTGTCTGTGTTAACTGGAAGCCACGGGCATCACAGTCCTTACACTTATTTGGTTTAGCAAACTTGGTGCCATCCTTCTTGGTCTTATACGTCTTGCCTGCACCCTCACAGGTTGGACAGGTGAATGCCTTGGTGCGGTAGATAGGACTGCTGTTTGCCTTTACTGCTTCACGGAACTCTGTTGGTGTATTGGTGAAGTCAAACAGACCAGCCCACTCTTTCTTGTTATTCATACGGACACTGAACACAACCTGTGACATCTGCTCAGGTGAACCTATGTTAATAGGTGTGTCACCCATAAGATCACGCACACGCTGTTGCAGCTTAGTCTCTAGCTCTGATCGTTCATCCTCAAAGAGTACACGCACACGTTCTAGTTCATCAAGATCCACCCTGATTCCTGACATGTACATTCGGGTAAGGGTTTTGCAGGTATCGAAGGTGACATCTCTGACGGTGTGTAGGGACTTGCTTTCGGGGGTTGCGTAGTCTGCTTCGATAGAGTGGAACAACTCGCTAGTTGTGAGCAGGTCAGCCCTAAGATAAAGGCTGAGCTTATCCAGATTAGTCTCATTTGTGTTGATACCTTTCTTGATGCAGGCAGATAGATAGTCTTCCTTCTGCTCAGCCAAGTCACGGCGTATGGCACATGCAGCTAAGCTTAGCGCATCCTTCTGTCCACGCAGGAGTAGGTACTCAGCAAGCATGGTGTCATAGATTGCACCTTCATAGGTGAAGCCACTCTCCCACAACCACATCAAGTCATGCCTAGCGTTGTGCATGATGAGCAGGGTTGTCATGTCCAGCACACTCTGTACTAATGCACGGCCTGCACCTGACGTATCCTTAGCTTCATTGTGATCTAATGTTACAATATGTAACTCTTCGTGATTGTCAGCATTCACCATGCCAACCTGAGTAAGCGTGTTGGTAGGCTCGAAAGGATCATTAAAGATCTTCCCGTCCCTCCAAGTCACACTGTTCTCAACGTCTAATACTAGTCTCATGTCTATCCCCTAAGCTGTGTAGATAGAACGTGATCCATCTAGCACACAAGTAATCTTACCCTGATACCCGTTTAGTTTGTTCTTGGCAAGGTTAAGGTAACGCACAGGGTCTTCGTCTTGTCCTTCTACTTGCATGGTCTTGCCGATAAGTACCATAAGATCTGCCTCTGCAGCCTTACCTGTCTTGCTCCCCTCCATCATGGACTGGTTAAGATCGGCCTTACCTTCTGCCTCTGCGCTCAACTGTGACATCCATATCACACAACAGTCATACTGCTTGGCAATGTTACGGGCATGTATAGCTGCAGCCTTGAGTGTGATGTCACTGCGCTCACTCTTCATGTCAGAGAACTTGTCACCCATGTCCAGAACTACAATGTCAGGCTTCTCCTGTTTCACAACAGACTCAACCCACGCCATAGTTTTACCTGTGCTCTCCTTGAACATGACGTTCTTACGCACAGGCTCATAGCGCATACGAGCAAGGGCTTGGTTCTCACGCACCTCTTTCATTGTCATGTTAGCAGATGCACTAACGTACCGTGATGCCACCCGTGTGTATGCCTCTTCGTTACAAAGCACAATGCAACGTGCGCCTTGATGAGCGAAGCCACCGTCAGCAGCGATAAGAGAGGCGTGGAAGGATGTCTTGCCTGTGTTAGGACGTGCGCCCACAACAACCAAGTGACCACCACTGACGCCCTCTACCTTACGAGCCAGGGTAGGTATGTTGAAAGACCAGCGAGACTCAAGAGCCGTAGCATCTAGGATCGTATCAAGGTCATCGTCTTCCCAGTCAACACGGAGGTTAGGTGTGAAGTCGTTCTTGTATTCCTCAAGCAGTTGACGCAAAGGTTCAAGGCTATTCTCTGTGCCATTCACGTAGTCAAAGCCAAGGTTAGCAACAACATCCCCAACGTGCTGCTGAAATAAGTGTGACAGTGTATCCTGTGCAATCTCTTCTTTGATAGGCTCAGCTATATCAATGCGGCGGAATAGTGCATCGTATGCTGTGCGTGTTGCGGTGGTCATGCTCTGGTTCATACGGTTGAACACAGCCTGCAAGTCTTGGACGTTCATGCTGCCATCATATGTTTCCATAGCAGTGTCTAGTGCTTGCTTGATCTTGCGTACATCCTTGCTAAAGATCTTGTCGGGGCAGCGGATGCCCTTGTGTTGCTCATAAAAGTCACGGTCAAGTAACGTCTTAATTAGTGCCAGTTCCATCATTGTCTTTCTCTCCTACAAAGATACGGTATATAACTTCCAGAGCAATCAGAGGCCACAGGAAGGTAAACTTGATAGGGCCAGAGTTATCCATCTCCTCATCCTCTGGCTCTACCATATGGTATAACAAGGGCAGTGCTAACACATACATTGCAAACATGCCAGCAAAAAAACCCTGCCCTAACTCATTCATGTTTTACCTCCACATAAAACGAACCCTCTGAGCTTTTGTATGCAGCCATCAAGTCTATCCACTGCTGTGCGCTCATGAGTATTAGCTGGTATGAATCCATGTCTGGCTCGTACTGTCGGATGTACACGTCACCAGCATCACCTAAGATAACCTCAACATCCTCATACATATCATTTTGATCTAGCGTTGTGATTACTGATGCGTCTGATTCGAACTCAACTGTGTACATCTGGCTGCTCCGCTACAAGAATGTTGACGTGTGCTACGTTACCTTCAACACGGGTGATGACATACTCTAGCCCAGCCTTAGTGAGTAACAGTCTTAGTTGTCCTACAGGTATCATAGGTCTTCCTTTCCTTGTAAATGTATCAAGCGTTCCAAGTACCATTGTGACTTCAACAGATCCTCTTGTTTATTCTTGTAACGCCAGCGGTGTAAGTACTTTGCAATGTTACCACGTAGGTATCCTATATACTCCTCTCTTGTTAGGAAGTCTTCAATGTAATCAATACACTCTATCTTACCTTTGCCGTAGTGCGCTGGGCTGTTTACGTTATCAGGTGTATGTTCTGCCATTACGCTCTCCTTAAATAATTCTTCTTCTGCTATCAATCTTCGCCATTCACTGTTAATCATTCTTCCTCCAGACAGAAGCCACACCATGTCTCCCTACTTGCATTACCACAACTGACACACTTACGCCATTTGTTCTTTTCATCACGCTCCAAGGATGCCTTACGTTCTTCAGGTGTCATGGGCCTGATGTCACTAAAGTCTGCCTCTAGGGGCCACTCATTGTCTGTCACGGAGTACATCCTCATACTTGTTGAACAGTTGCTCAAACTTCCACTGGTATAGCTGCTGCATACCCATCAGTGTGTTCATCATCTCGTCATGTGTAGGCTCACGTTCACCATCTCCTATCTGTCTGAACACAACCTGTAGGTCGTCACACACATGCCAGCAATCCATTATCATTGGCTCCAAGTCATATAGTTTAGGCATCATCATCCTCCGTTAGTGCATCCCACGATACAGGGAATAGTTCAATCATCTTGTGGTCAATCTGTTGTGCAACTACCCGTGTCTCTGCCTGTGTGTCCGGCTTGCAACGCAGGTTACACATATCAGCAAAGGCATCAAGGCTACCTGACCAATACCACTCAGTCATAGTAGACTGTGGCAGTACCATACGGGCTTGCTCTGGTGCCACACCATGCTCAAGAAGATCCTTGTATGCTGTAAGACATGCCCAGTTAGTATCACCCCAGTCACCGACATCAACAACACCCTCAGAGCCTTGCTTCTTGTCGGCACTACGTCCACGCCACACTGAAGGCTCATAGAACTCAGGTTCATCATCGACATACCTACGGCTGATCTCATTCCAACGTAGGAACTTATGCTTCACAAGTTGTCGAGCCACAAAGATCGGAGCCTTGATGTGGAAGCTGGCAAAGCAATGACCGAATGGGCTGATGTGCTTGTGCTTGGCTAGGTAACGAATCAG